GTCTTCGCCAGATGCCGCCGCCAGAGACATGATGCCGGAGATGCCAGCGGTCATATCCTCGGCTTTCCATCCGGCAAGAGCCATATACTCAAATGCTTCGCCGGCTTCGGTAGCGGAGAACTTGGTGGATGCGCCCATCTCCCTTGCCTTGGCTTCCAGATCAGCCATCTGGTCTGCCGTGGATCCGGACAGAGCTTCAACCTTCGACATCTGGCTCTCAAAATCTGCCGTGGTCTTAATTGCAGCAGTGAATCCTGCCACCGCCGCTCCGGAGATAGGAGCTAATGCCTTCCCCACTCCGCTGATCTTGTCACCCACGCCGGAGATCTTGTCGCCTGCTGCCTTGAACTGCTCACCGAGTACAGATGCGCTCTGTCTTGCCTGCTTTTCAAGTGCTTCCAGCTCCTTCGTGGTCTTCGCCACTTCTGCGGTTAGGGTAGCATACTGCTCGGACGAAATATCGCCCCTGGCGAGTGCGTCAGCGGCATCCTTGGCAGCAGTCTTTTCTGCTTCTAACTTCTTTTTGGTCTCGTCAATGGCATCTGCGAGGAGCTGCTGCTTCTGACGGATCAGATCAGCATTTCCCGGATCGAGCTTCAAGGCATCGTTCACATCTTTTAAGGCGCTTTTGGTTCTGGAAAGTTCCTTGTTTGCTTCCTCCAGAGCCTTAACAAGCCCCGAAGTCTTGCCTTCGATCTCTATGGTGATGCCTTTGATGGTTTTTGCGCTTGCCATTATTTTCTCCCAAACAACGCCTGGAAGTCCTCTTCCGTCCCCTTCTTGGGGTATTCGTAAGAATCGTTAGAGGATTCCGTCAGTAGATCAAAGATGTCCCCCACTTCAACAAAATCAAAGTCCGTGATCTTTAGGCCGACCTGCAAGGCCCGGAGAACAAGCAGGGGAGTGTTCATTTCCCGGATGGTCGGCGCTATGCGTTTTTTACATCGGACACTGTCTGCAAATTCTTGTTCCAGACGCTCAAAATCCCCATAAGCACATTGGGATCCTGAAAGTCTGCTTCCTCAAAAAGAGTGAGCCACATCAGGAAGTCACCTTCCTTGATGGATCCGTTTACCACTCCGACCTGGTCCTCTGCCTGCTTGTTCATTATAAAGGCAAGACGCTCCATCACCTCCACGGCAGCCAGAATATCCGAGCTATCCGTGGAGAATGATGTCAGCGCTTTGAGAAGGTCTTCATGGAATACCCTTTTATACAAAAGAGCCGTGGCTGCATTGGAAAGCAGTTCAAGGCTCTTTGTTCCGACAGAAATCGTTCCTCTCATAGTTTGCCCCCTTGGATCTAGTGAGAAGTGACGGTCGGGGTGTAAGGAGCAGTGAAGAAGCTCGAATACCCGGTGTCGCCTTCGTTAAGGCTCGCCTGGATCAGGTGAACCATCTTCGCATTGATGTTGACCTCGTCTGCTCTGCCGATAGCCGTGATCGTTACGGTCTGGGTGTTCGGTGCAGAACTGTCGGTCTTGGTCTGTCCGCCTGCGTTGGGACGGGTAGCGCTGCACTTGTAGAACACGGTGCGGTGTCCGCCAACATCGCCGGAAGTCTCAAAAGCAAATGCGAAATACTTCGTCACGGATTCCTGGATCTCGACAACGGCATCGTTGTCATCAATGATGTCACCGTAAAGGACCGTCTTGACATCATCGGGGATGGATGCGCTCTCAAAATCGCCCTGGTAGTAGTTCGTGTTGGAGACCACATAGTAGATGGAATCATCCGCATAGAAGTTCTCCTGGGATCCCTGCGCCTGAAGGTCGATGGAAACCGCTCCGGGCCACTTCACGGCAGTACCGTAGGAAGTGGAGACAACACCGGTGTCGGGATCAACCGTCTCGGTGATGGGGAAAACATAGGCGTTCTTCACGCCAAAATGGACCTTATTGTTGCTCATAGCATACCTCCATTGTGTAAACTGTTACATAAAGCCGTTCAGAAGAAATGTAGTCATTTGCCTTTGAGAACGGCATTTCATTGGTGATTAGGCTGGCTTCAATGACCGCTTCTTGTGCCAAAGAGTCCTTCTTGCTCGCACAGTAAAGCTCGATGTAAAGAGTGCGGTTCTTCTGGTAGTTGATATTGTCTGCAAAGAAATCATCGGATTCGTCCAGAAAATAGACCACATAGGGCGGTTCCGGGGCCGTGTTCTCAAATTCATAGTAAGCATACGGCATCTTCCAGCCTTTGATGATCGTAGCGATGTCCGATAACTTCATGACAATTTCCTTTCCAGAACTTTGATGACCTCTTCCTGCACCCAGGCATCCACGGGGGCGATGTGTTCCTGCCCCGGAACTCTTTTTCCGTTCCTGGCTACCCATCCGTGTTCAAGCAAGTGCGTCAGGCGGTAAGTCGGCTTCTTGTTGTAGACTATTGTCGTGGTGTCGGTCTTTCCGTATCTGTCGCTCTCACTCGTCCACTTCGTAGCATAGTGACCGCCCTTGTAGGACGATTTTCCGCTGCTTCTCGGTGAAGTAGATTTGAGCTTCTTCACGGCTTCCTCTGCCACTTCTTTTGTCGCTTCTTCCAGGGCAAAAAGCACTTCGGAGCCATAGGCTTCCAGCTCCTTCGTTACCTGGTCAAATTGATTCTGAACCGACAATTAAACCACCCTTCCTCTCGACATATAACTCCATGTAGTCTCCCGTGCGGTATGTCCGATACACGCCGTACTGTTCGCCCTTGTACTCCACGATCCGCTCTCCGTTGTAATTCCCAAAAAAGACGGTCATTTCATATTCAGGGTTCAGCCCGTTCCGCCCAGCTTCAAAGAACTCCTGCCGGGTGATGGAATTTACCTCGCAAAGCGTGTCCGTCCTGGTATAGGTCTTGGATGACATTCCCAGCTCGTCCACTGTGATATTTTCTGCGATAAGCGTGATCTCGTCCCACATAGTTAACTCCAAGTAGTGTAGCCGGTAGCCATCGAAAGCTGCGCCTTCTGCTCGTCATAGGATGCCTTCAAACGGTCATAGTCGGCAGGCTCGCCAAAATGGATCCGACAGTAAGTGATGATCGCCGTCTCCACGATAGCGTCCAGCGTAGTAGGAACATCCACTCCGGCAATTCCAAGGTCAAGTTTCGCCGCATCAATGTAGCCAGAAAGCTCCGTATCGTATGCGGTTGTGGTAATGCGAAGCGCCATTTTAACCTTGTCTAACATTTCATTCTCCCAAACTTTGGATATACCGTTCACGATCCTCTGGATATATCGTAATGTGACCGACATGACCAAGTCTCACGGACGGTTCACAAAACATCTTGAAGCCACATTTCTGCACCCTATCGCAAAAAGCTATATCTTCGCCAAGGCCCGGAAGCGGAAGGAAGGCATCACCGAAACGGTCATACACCTTCTTGAAGATCTCCGTGCTTACCAAGACGCACCCGAAACCGCATCCTGCGATCTCGAATGTGCTATGAGGGTATTCGGAATCTTCGTACTTCTGGATGTAGTCCAGACGAATGTCTTTGAAGATGCACGAACCGTGTGGCGGTCTCCTTGCGTGATATACGCCCGTGATGAAGTCCTTGTTGGAAAACATCAGGTCATCAAGCAAGTCCTCCGTGAAAATCATGTCGGAATCCAGCCACAATGTGTGCGTGTATCCTTCATTCACGGCCTTGTGTGCAAGCTTTTCCCTCGCTATGTAGACAAGCGTCCCACTGATGATCTCGACATCAAAGTCGATGCCGTCATCCTTCAGGCGACAGACTAACTTCGTCAAACACTTCATGAAGTCGCTATACACATAATCGAGGGTAGGGATGCAGATAAGCAGTCTCATTTCTTCACCGTTTTCTTGACTGTTTTCTTGGCTTCGGGGGTTTCAATCGCTTCCTTTTTCTCCACCACCGGCACGGCGCTGCCAACGCCGATCAGGAAGCTGGCCTGCTCCGGAGACACCTCAACGATGTCTCCGGGCATAAAGTTTATTCTTGCCGGTCTGGTGAGCTGGAGCTTCATCAGGTGCTAGCCTGGGGCTTGACCACATTGACAAGGCGACCAGGAGCGGTCACTGCGTGTGCAGCGTACTCACGGCCCACAACCTTGACGAGGTCGCTCTCTGCCAGGCTCATGTCGTCCCACTTGATGAGGACATCATCGCCCTCGGGGAAGTTGAACTGAAGGGCAGACAGATCACCAACGATCGCATAAACCGCATCAGCATCAGCGGTGGAGTATGCAGGAAGTGCGGAAGTGTAGATCTTGGTCATTCCGGCATAAGGATCGATGGAGAAGTTGCCAGCGGCAACGGCATCGATGACGGCTGCATCGGTAGCAGGATTCAGCAGAACAACGAGGTTGTTGACATTAGCTTCATCGGTGAGCTTGGTCATGGCCTTCTGGAAGGTAGTTGCGCCGGGAGCTGCTGCGAGCTGGGGAATGCCGATGGCGGTGGAGCCGTGAGAAGTGTTTGCGCTGGTGATGTCACCGACACCCAGAGCAGCCAGCTTCTTCACGATCTGGTAGGTCAGCTCATCATAGATGTAGCGAACAAAAGCTTCGCCGCCCATAGCGACCGCTTCATCGGAAATGGTGATCCACTTCTTGATGTTGCGAGGGATCAGGGAGACAATGCCGAGCAGAAGCTCTTCCTCGGTGGGAGCGCTCGTTCCTTCGGTGTGAACATAGGCTTCGGATGCACTGCGCTCAAAGGTGGTCTTCAGGTTGCCCCTGATGTAGGTCTTCTTGACACGGCTCATGATCTGGTCATTCTCCCATGCGGTACGCACGATAGAATCCACAATTTCGGGAACGGGAACAACGCCGGAGACCTGGGTGGTCAGAAGTGCACGGCACTCCTTGTCATCACCGGTCTTGATGTACTCGGCAAAAGCATTGATATACTCCTGGGATCTTCTGACCTCTTCGTTGGTCATGATGGTTCTCTCTTCCATTTTCTCCACAACCTTTCCTGCGCCCTGCGCTACTGCGACCATATCGGCCTTTCTGTTTTCAAGTTCGATCTCTGCCTTCCTTGCTTCAAGAGCCTTGATCTCTTCGTTCAGCTCGGCAAGTCTGGCTTCGTCTGCCTGCTCGATCTCGGTCACGATCTGTGCGGATCTCTCCTCGATCTGCTCGGCGGTGAAGGATTTGATCTCTTCGTTCATTTCGTAAGTCCTCCAATTAACATACGGGTTAACATTCTCTGACGGTTCAGCTCCAGCGCATGAAGTCGCTCCGCTTCCAGCTCACCGATCACTCCGTCTGTAAGCTGACGCACCGAAATGCTTGTCCCATCGTTTGCCGGGATGGAAACGGCAGATACATCGT